CGTTCCAACCGAAGCAGAGGTAAAATTTTTAAAGGTGTTTGCCATGATTTATCCTAGCGCAAGATTTAGATCAAAAAGGTTGTCAGCGTCTTCAGCGGTAAACCCAATGAATACAGTTGCAGAGCCGCCAAGATTGATAGGATTGTTGCTGTTGCTACTTTCGATCACGCTGCGAGTGAGGCTTGTGCCGTTGGAGCCGACCACGCCAACGCCAATTTCAAAAGCGTCATCTTCCTCCAAAATATAGCGCACAGAATTACCGTCAGACACGCCAGACGCCGCGAAGGTTTGATAACCATCTTCCGCAGCGCCCAGCGTTATTGGCGAGCCTGTGCCAGTAGTGCTGACACTAACCTTTGCTCTGTTCTTTAGAACAACCATAAAGCCAATCCTTTAGGTTAGCTGCAGCACTCCGTTTGCCGCTGAAAAGTCAGTTGTGAAGCTATCACCATCATTCAGCGTCAAAGATGAGCCATAGTCGTAATAGCCGATCAGCGGATCTGCTGGTGACGTTACAGTGTCATCATAAATGTAGATGTAACGGAAGGGGCCAACATTGCCGCCAGAAGCTGTAATCGTTAGATCTGAAAGCACCAGTTTATAAACGCCAGAACTTTGGCCTGATGATGATGTGGACACGTTGCGCGACGATGCGTTTGCGTATGAAATTTGAGTAACATTGCTCAAAGTTCCGTTGCCATCCGTCGTTGGGTTTGGTGACTCTGATGAAGGCGCTGTGTTAGACAGTGCCAAAGTAATCTGATCGCTCGCCAAATCCATGTTATGGACAGCGTTGGCCACAAAATCATTTACCTTATTGAAGCTTGCCATTGTTAAGTTCTCCGAGATTAAGCATATGCACCTGAACTATAACGCATATTGGCTTTATTGCAAAGAGCATAGTAAAATACACGATGCATTAGCTCAATCTTAATCCCTAAACACTCTTACTCTATATTGTAAAAACCGCCCTGTTCCAATAGCAGCGGCCCCAGATACATTGATTGTTGGGTTTGTGTAGTTTGAAGTTATATTGTTTGATCCTGATACTGTAGCAATCTTGTAAGGTGAAAAGGTGCCGCCAGTGCCAGTATAAGATGCAGTACCTATAGTTCCCCCGTTAAATTTAACGCTGGCTGTCCAAGACTGATCGACCCTTGACCCTACAGTTACAGTCCAAATTAAATGATCCCCAGCGAAAACAGTGAAGCCAGTTCCTATAACACCGTTACCAGCATAGGTTTCAACTTCATTTGTAGCATTGACGTTTAGAGTTGTTGACCCGCTACCCGTTGGGAAAACTTCGTAATTATCTTCAAACACTACAGGTAAAATTCCGGGCGAGCTTAAAGCGACTGCACCTTTAAACGTGATACCTGAACCGTTAAACTTAATAAATGCACCAGCATCACCAGCTACAAATCTACCTTGAGTGTCTACCTTAAAGCCACTCTGTGAACCAGTGGGGTTAGAGGTTGTAGAGGTAATAGTACCAGTAGACATTTCATCAGCATTAATATTGACAGCATTGACTTGAGCGGCTGTAAGTGTGCCAGCGTAAACATAGTTAGAAGCTATCTCATTTGCACTAATAGTGTTCGCAGCAATCTCATTGGCCGTTACAGCACCAGTGGCAAGTTTAGATGTAATAATACTCCCTGCCGCTATTTTGTCAGCGACGACCGCATTAGTAGCTATCTTACCAGCAGTGATTGAATTATCTGCAGTATCAGCGTACACCTCTGTTTCCCAAGCTGAAGCTGTAGCATCCCACCTATAAAGTGTAATGTCTGGCAACAACAAAACAAGCTGCCCATCCGCATCACCGGACGTAGGCAAGGACTGAACAGGCTTAACATTGAACCTTTCTGCCTCAGTAAATAAATCATCTACAGCAGAAGAAAAATCTCCGGGCTGAACAAATAAAGTGGTAGCATTCACACTCCCTACAAACGCAGATTTATTGTCGCTAAAGTCCACGGCTCTGACCCAATAATATCTTTGAATACCGTTTGTTAAGTTACCTCTTATAAAACCACTGCTGGAAGAGCTTCCAATAAATGTAGCAGTTCCTAAATTATTGCTAGAGTTTTCCCAAACCTCAACGTGTCTTAAATCTCTATCTGCTGGGTTGACCCAAGTAATCTCTATAAACTTAGATGCACCATTAGCAGCCAAACTTGTAGGTGCATTTGGTGGTGTAGTATCACCCTGCGAATTAAGTGTTGCACTTGCAAATATTGACCTAACGCCTAAAGCAGAAACGGCTCTTACTTTGACCTGATAGTTTTCGCCAACAATCACTGGAGAGATGACAAAGAAATTTGATGAACCAAATACTGATGTAAACTCTGGATCGCCGCCAGTTCCCAAGCGTTTATATTGTATCTCGTAATATTGCACAAAAGCATTTGGCGACTCATCCCACTCGACCTCAATCGCGGGGACTGTTGATCCATCTTCATTTAATATTGCAGAAGATGTGAGAGTTAAGTTTGTTGGCGTAGCAACAGAAGTAAACACTGGCAATGTTGAGTTATTGCTAATAATTGAAGTTTCATCGGAATTCCAATCAAACGCCGCGGCTGATGTTTCGCGAAGCGTTAAGTTTATGCGCAAGTCTCCAGCATCTTGATTTGATGAAAATCTCCAGCCAGAGACCTCAAACTGCTTTTCATCGAAACCATAGCGCTCATTGGTGAAGCTAATTATATCGCCAACCTCAATCTGCATAGCTTCAAGCCCAAAGTCTGCGCTCAAAGTCATCTGCTCTCTGCCTCTAAATAAAGTTAATTTAGCTAAACGTTGGGCAGTTGCTGCGCTCGTCGTAAATGGCAAAGGTAAGTCTAGCAAAGCTTCTTCGTTATCATCTTCCGCTTTAAATGCTGTGCTAGATATCTGTGGATAATCAGCCGTGATCCAAGACTGTTCAGCATCGTTAAAGGTGCCGCGAACAGTGTTGAAGTTGTCACGCATGTTAATGCGCGTTTCTAAGTTAATAGGCCCGCGCAAATCATCCATCGTTAGCTCTTTGACTGGGTTTGAATAAGCGCCAGCCTTTAGCTTCCAATACCCAGAACCCCAGAATAAGGTGCCAGCGCAAGCCGTAACCATATCACCCAACACATCGCCAACAGATCGATCTGCCCTAATGATCCCATTCAACTCGTATCTTTTTTCCGTGCCGCCGCCATTAAGAGTGACATCTTCGTTGCATTCGTTAGTCGCAGACGCGAATGAGATATCGTCAATTGCGCTATCACTTAATCCGTAAGCAGAAGTCAAAAAATCTCTAATACATCTAGCGGCATTGTTGCTGTAGTTTGTTGAACCAGTCAGCGGATCGTAAACTTTTTTGCCTTCAACAATCGCTGTAATTAAGGGGATGCCATTGGCAAAAACATCCTGGTCATATTCATATCTGACATATAAATATGATATGCCAAGACCTTTGAAATTTGCATCTACACTTGTCTCTGAAACTAAGTCACTATCTGCTGTGGTCTGTGAGCCGTCATATTTCTTAATACGGATCTTGCTGTCCCAATTTACTTCATCATCGCCAGATCCAGCAGTCGTGACAAAATTGCCTGAAAATGTAGCAATCTGATCGTTTATATATATATCCCCAACCGAATTAACTTCATGTCCAGCCAAACAAATTACTTGATGCAAATATATATTTTCGTCGCCAGTGGACTCATAAAACGTTACAATGCCACCTTTTCTCACTTTGCCATAGACGAAATCTTGCGGCGCTGCTGCCTCTCTTGCGTTCACCATAATTCCAGACGAACTTATTGAGCCTATATCTGGCTTGGAAGATAGCGCAGATATTGCCCAAGAAGTAATTGCCGTTGTGACAAAATATCCTATAACTGAAGCTGTACTAAGCGTTATGCCGCCAAAAGTAATTGCAGCACTGCCAAATAAGCTTGTAGTAGATAAACCTAACGCACCACCAACAGCAGCAGCAACTGGCCCTCTTGGAGCATTTTCCCAAGCATTCAGGTTTCTAAGTACGTTGTAGGGAATATTGTTCTTCATACCTTAACCCATGCTTGATGAATGACATCTAACGGCAAATATAGCACACCTTGCTTAGATAAGAAAACTGCCTTGCTTCCTGTGCAGATGCCCATCGCAACGCCAATTATCCATCTCTGCGCATATTTTGTAGTAACCAATGCGCCAAGGGGCGGCACATGGTCTATTCGTCTTAGCTTCTGATCTACAGCGTCGGAGAATTTAGTAAAGCCAAACTCTCTCTTTAGCTCTTTACTGCGCAGCAACTGAGATCTGGTCATGTAGCGCCCTAGCCAATCATCAGCCCAACCCTCGTTATACATAGCATGAAAGGCGTCATTAGTGAACGTAAGACAATCATGCGCTCCCCATTGAAATTTCTTGTCTTTCACCAATTTCAAGTAAGTATTTAGGCTTTCTCTCTGCCCCATATAACATCCTTGTCCTGCAGATCAGCAACAAATGAAAAGAATGTATCACCGGCATGACGCGAAACGTGATTTTCATGCGTGTATCTGCGATTGCTTGATCTTTCTAAGCGAACCAATTTACTTTCAACCGATATAGAAATAACGCTTGTTTCAGCGCTATCCTCTATAGTCATAGTGTTCATAATGCCGCTAAAGACCTCTATCGGGGTTGTAGTGTCTATCGTGCCAAAATAAACTTTTGCCTCACGCCTTTGGTAAGGTTCGTTCAACGCGATTGAAACTAAGCTAGAAGGCACCCCTGACAACGTAAGCGTTATATTTTTAGCTGATAGATCATTGACCTCTTCAAGGCCGCCGATTGTAAGCAAATTACCTGCACCAATGTATGTGTTTACACCTATGTCACGATCTCCGTAACCTGTCCAAAGACGAACTGGCGCAGTGTCAAAATCAAGCTCAACGGCATAGTAGGGTTGAACCTCTGGCTGACTAAGCGCCGTAAGCAGCGCGGATGGGATTGTTCTGCTCATACCGCTTCAATCGCTCCAAATGTGATGCCGTAAACGCTTGCCTCATTAATGCTGAACGCTTGCTCATTTGTAATAAGCCTGAAAATGCCTTGAGTGCTTTGCACAGTAACAGAAGCGTTATTTGTTATGGTGGTTCTGACATTCGGCCAAACATCTACTGTGGCTTGCCCAGATCCATTTGTATCTACATCTGTAAGAACCTTGAATAACTGTCTGCTTGTGCCAGTACCAATTTGCATATAATCGCCAGCCTTTAAGTAGTCAGTCTGATTTGCTGGTGCGCTATCTATGGCAATCGTATCACCGGATGATAAAGCGCCATTTACTAAGATCGTATCCGCGTCACGCGCTGAACCTAATGGCGTAGTAGCCGCTGGATCACCCAGATAAAACGTGCCTAACTGCCCCTTCAGCGAAATTAGCCAAGCCACCCATCTTTCCGCATCTTCTCGCTTCATTGATGGCAACGTAACATCAGCCTGCCAAGCCTTACCAGCATAAGCATGAGCCTGACCTGAAAATGTAAAGGGCGATCTGCTATAGGCAACTGCGTTAGTCGCCCTTAGTTCGATCTGAGCTATGCCCGTATGCGTAGGCAGCGCTAAAGGATAACTGATAGCCATTATGCAAATGCCCTTCCATATGATCCACCACGCCGCTTGGCGTCTACTACAGCAGCCTTAGCGCTGTCTGCTATCTGTGGCATTAACTGCTTAATCTCAGCACGTACGGTTTGCTGTACGCCTGTGGAGACGTTGATTGTTTGGTTGACTACTACGCCGCCACCGCCAAGCTGATTGTTTGGCACGACTTGAGCGTTGCGGCTTGGAACGATAAGCTCTGGTCCACGCTCGCCAACCATGTAGGGTCTGCCGCCAGAAACAGGACCACCCATTGCTCTCTTGCCAAAAAGACCCATTATTCCGCCAACGATACCCGTGCCTTGACCAGTCGCAGCATCAAAGCTGCCAACCATTTGCTGAACTACGAGCACTCTATACAATTGTCGAATAATGTCAGTTGCCATAGCCCTGAATGCATCTTCAACAGTCTTGGTTCTATCAGCTATACCCATTAAAGCATCTTCCATGCTTGTTTTCATGGTATCTGCTATTGATTGAGTGGCTTTTTGAGCATCTTTTAATGCTTGTGCAACTTCTTCTGTTGTGGCTGCAGTTCGTGTAAAGTAGTCATTTATGTCAATGAATTTAATATTATTCATTGCATCTGACATAACTTTCAAGCCAGTATTAGCATTTTCAATTCTTTTACGAGTATAATGTATTGCGCTATTTAAACTTTGTATCAGCACCTCATAATCTTGAACCGCTGTTGTGGGATCGTCACCAGGAACAGGATCCAAAAACCCTGGTGCAGCGCTTCCTGATGTTAAGTCTTTCATTTGCTGAAAGGCTTTTTGTATCTGCCTAACGCCTTTCTCAACATTTAAATTAAATAAGTGGAAACGCTCTCCCATCACATTAAGCTCTGCATTAAATGCAGCGCCCAAAGATCCTATAGCAGCAACTAAATACTGAAACCCATTAATTATCTTATTAGCACCGAAAATAAGACCATCAACCAACAGCCCAAATACATACTTAATGCCATCGAACAAAGGTTGAAGAGGCTTGAGCGAAACCAAGATATCAGAGCCAAACTTTTTAAAATCAAATGATGTCTCTGAAGCACCTTTACCCATTAACGCTATAGCACCACCAACGGCAACTAAGGCACCAACTATCATACCTTTAGGACCAAATATAGAGGCAAGTTGAGGACCTTGCATTGTCATAATCCTAAGGGCGTCAGTACCCATAGATGCTTGCACAGCAATATCTTGAAACTGCAAAGAAGCCATACCAAGATTACGGGTAAGATTACCCTGCGCTCTTGCTACATTTCTATTTGCTGCAGTATAACGGCCCATGCTGCCAGTAGCTTGCTTCATGGTCTTATCAACCCTACCAAGCTGCTGTTGCACTTTCTTCATCTCAGGAACAGCATTCCCAACAGCATTCATCTCAAACGTGAGCTTTTCAACTGCCATTTTTTTCGCGCTCCTGCTTTATATTAAAGTATGCGATCCATTCATAATACTCTGAAAGGCTTATTTCTTCAACCTCTGAAATAGTCTTGTGTAAGTGTTCAGCGAGATTGATCAGACTATATCTGAATGGATCGCTTCTTAGTTTTTTTCATGTTCCTCTGCAGACATAGTCTCAAATATTGAGCCAAAGACCTTAGCGATAACGTTAATTGTTTCTCGCATTAATATAGGCTTGTCTTCCAGAGTGAAGGCACTATCACCTTTTTGATCTTGACATTTCTCTATTATCATGTCAACCATGCCAGACATTGTGGGAGTATTCAAAAAGTCCTTATGTTTTCGCTGAACTTTTTCAATGTCTTTAGCAGATACCTCGTGGAAATAGAGGCGAAGAGGATTTTCCTCATCGCCCCATTCGTCCACATCAACAAAGCCTCGCTCTTTTTCTGCACGTTTGGCCGCAATGCGTTTAGCTAATGACATTTTTTACACCGTTGTGGCTGTTAATGCACCTGAGCCCTGGACAGTAATAGATGCCTCAACAAGTCCGTCAAATGACGATGAGCGTGTAACACCTGTTACAATAGCAGAGCCACTATAATATGTGTCACCAGATGCATCTCCTTCAGGATAAACATTTAGCGTTACAGATGCGCCAATAGTTAGAGCTCCCTGACCACTAGTGTCTGTTTCATCCCAAAAAACATCAACTGATCCAGTAAATGTTGTCAAAGAGGATTTATATGTGCGAGCAGTGTCGCCCATCGTAGTGTCCTCAAGAGTATCCGCTGTTTCTTCTAAGCTGAAAGAACGAATTTCTGCAATTGCGTCAGAACCGACCTTAACAGTTCCTTCGCTACCCGCGTGAGTTGCCATAGTAAAGTCTCCTTATCTGGCCGTTTCTACATCATTAATAGCCGTATCATATCGCACATCAAATGTAAGCTTAGCAGAACCAATAGGTTGCTCTGCTTCGCCTGAGAAATTAATCTCACTACTTGCTAACACGGCTGACTTTGCAAGACCATTGACTGTAAAGTCATTGGCTATTGCCTCTTCGATCTGCACTGCAATTGCGTCCACATCATTATCAAAGTTATTTGTTGCACGTACATATATATCTACTTCAACAGAAACAACACGCGCAGAAGTTTTTAAACCAATGGTTTGTAGAGCAGATGCCTCTGATCCAGTGTAAACCGTAATAGCAGGAAGGTCTTTCTCTGTTAAAGCATATACTCTAGATGAAAATACTCTGCGCTTTACTAATGATGCACTAGACTTTAGCACAGAGACAATTCTGTCTCTTATTTGCTGCCTAACATGAGCCATTAAGCTTTCTCCAACTGCACAACAGTAACGCCAGTTCCATCGTGTATCCAAGCGCGAACATAATAAGTGTCTGATGATATTATCATAGCATCATCATACTGAATATATTGAACATCTACAGTTCGACACGTTACTCTAGGCTGCTCCTGATGAACAGTTGTCATTCCACCAGCGTCAACTGGAATAGTCTCATTATCGAAGATAGCCTTGATTGTGCTATCCCCACGCCCAGCAGCACGTTGATATGTGATTGATTGAGCGAACTCATCAATGTTGAATATTTCGGCTAAATCATTCGCTAGTGGCAGTGCCATCTTCTTCAGCCTTTTCTTCTACATATGGCTTCGCATATCCGCGATCAATTAGCTTATGGGCGACACGATCATCAACTGTATGGCTTGCACCAGCCTTGCCATTCTTACCAGCCCAAGAAGCATCTTTGATCAGCGTAATCTTCATTTTTTTGCCCTTGTGGTCTTAGGCTTTGCGGCCCGATCCGTACAAGCCTTAATAGGCTTAGGATCTGGGGCCACATCAATACGTCCATATCCTTTTAGCGCAGTAGCTTCGTCTGTGCTCAACTCAACTATGTCTCCAGCCTTTCTAGCTTGGCCAGCAGCAACACAGG